AACCAGGCATGATTCCAAAGCTCGTTGAAATTTGATTTCCTAATAAATTATGAACGCCTTGTAAACCACTTGAAGCAATAGTTAAATCACCACTACCCAAAACTGAGGATCCGTTGATTGTTTTAATATTTGTACCGCTAACCAATGCAGCTTGTTTTCCATTGAATGTATTCCAATCGGTTGAGGTCAATGCTCCGGTTGTTGTGGTATTTGCCGTTGCAATACTTATTGCCGGTGTTGCTCCTCCACTTGATGAGATTGGAGCCGTACCCGTTACGCTTGTAACACCAACCGATACATTGCCACTACCTAATAACGAAGTTGAATTAACCGTTTTAATATTTGAGCCACTAAACAACATATCCTGTTTAGCATTAAACGTGCTAAAATCCAAAGAACTTAAATAGCCATCGTTTATTGTGCTTGCTTGGCTTATTGATAAAGTCGGGGTTGATCCTCCCGTTGAGGCAAGAGGTGAAGATGCACTAACCGATGAAACGCCTCCACTTATTGTCAAATTACCGCTACCCAATACCGATGATCCGTTGATGGTCTTAATATTGGTACCGCTAACCAAAGTTGGTTGCACCGATACATCACCACTACCCAACAATGAGGTTGAGTTGACTGTTTTGATTGATGTACCACTCACCAATGTCGGTTGAATACCGGCCGTTGAAAGGGATTCATTTTTCCATAATGATGTAGCCGAATCGTATTGGATGATATCATTATTGGCAACCGATGTGATTGCAACATCATGTATTTCATTTAGCTCATATCCATTTTGGATACGGTACACGATTGTGCCATTAGTTGGTGATGTTCTCACAACCTTTCCGATATACACCAGGTGATAAGGTGCGGATGGCTTCACATTAGTAATGTATCCGGCAACCAATGGTGAGAGATATATTGTATCTCCATCGGCCAATGTATCAATGGTGAATGGATGTGTTGCGGATGTTCTCGTGTCGAGATTGTTAATGGTCCCAATCGTTACGCAATTCCCATCCGAGTTGTTTGGGATATCCGCCTCAATGACTCCAAATGTTCCGGCCGATGTTGCCTCCGAATTCGCTTGAGCTTTGACAAAGTTAGGCCGATTGCCGGTGCTCCCGGATATGTATACAATTGTCCCTTTGTACAATGTGGATCCGGTTGAATTCCTTCCAACTGTGACCATCTTATCCGCTGATGCGAATGTCGGGAATGTTGTTGGTGTTCCGGCTCCATCCAAGTATTGAGTTGTATTTCCGGTTGGTACATTGAATTTATTATCGAGTACACCTTGCAAATCGGTTTGTGCGGATAATACTCCGGTAATATCTCCCCATTGTGTTGATGGTGGAGTTGCCGAATCAATTATCTCTTGACCGGTGATTGATCGAGTGACGTATCCACTCCCATCAAACTCGGATATCTCGAGCAAGTCGGTTGGCTCAAGGTTGGCTCCCTTTGGAGTTAATTGTGATATTTTTATTCTTTCGTTTGCCATATCTTATATTGCCATTTATTATCCAAGTGTTTAGAACGCAAAGTATGAATCATCGGTATAGTATTCTTTGCGGATATAAGTCCCGGCATATCGGACCGCATCCATGGCATCATCGAAGAGCTTCACCGGCTCATCGGTAATGAAGTCACCAACTTTCTTCCACTTATAATTCTCGTATTCCTTTTTGATTTTCGCATCATCCTCACAAAAGACACCAAACGTTTTGATGTTGTCGATTCCTTTCTTGACAACCTTGTTTGCATTTTGCACATCGTATCCGGCGTTGTTCATTTCGGCAATGATCTCCGGCCTGGCATAATCCGCCACGATGGTGATATGTTTCTCAATCCCGAGTTGATCCATCCTTTCAATGAGGTTGGTTGTGGTGAGGTAGCTCTCATATATCACCGGCTCAATATATATATCATCCTCGCACCAATACACTCGCATGAGTGCGGTCGGATGATTGTACCCGAAGTCACATCCATATACATAGTTGACGAACCGAGCCGGGCGATGCTTGACAAAGGTCCAATTGGAATATATGTTTGACTTGCTGATTGCCTTCTCCCCGAGTGCGTAGATTTGATACAATGCTTCATCCGTTCTCTTGAGGTCCTCGATTTGTCTACGGATGGAATCCGGAAGGAATGGATTGTCACGATACGTTGACTTGATGAGGATGCTCTCCTCTTTCGGTAGATCATACAACCATGATGTTGATTCACTTGGATTGTAGTCAAAGATCAACTTCCATTCGGTCCTCATGTTGAGTTGAGTGAAGTCATCATAAAAGAGCTCATTGGCTTCATTACACCATGCGAGATCCCTCTTGCGACCTCGAATCTTTTGCTCATCATCCACCGAGAAAAATTCAACGATGCTCCCATTCGGGAAGGTGTATATGTGTTCACTCTTATTGTGAGCATTGACATCATACAAATCCATTTCCTTCATGATCTCAAGGAAGTCCCTCATCACCGTTGCTCTCAATGCCGGGAAAGTTTTTCGGATAATACTCGTTACCTTCCCTCTATTTTGCAATGAGTAGACAATGATCATTTGACAAAGGGAATAAGTCTTTGATGACCTTGATCCTCCCTCATTAATTATAAACCGTATATCCTTATCCTGGAGAGCTGAATAATTTTTCTCAAAGATTACGGTGCTATTTATCTCCATCCGGTTTGATGATGTTCACCTTGATTTCGTTGATGTCCTTTCCGTTGGTTGTGATATCCGCCTTCTCGGTTAGGCCATTCAAACGTTGAGTGATGGATGCGTTGTATTGTCCAACCATCCCTCCCATGATTTGATCATTGCGGATTTCATCGCTTATGCGTGAACAGATTGTAGAGAATGCCGAATAATTCCCCCCACTATTCGCAAAGTAATCATTGACAACCAATCCATGATCATGACAAAACACTCTAAATCCACTCAATGTCAATGGGACCTCCAATGGAATCGGTACCGCCTCTCCGGTTTTGTTACTCAATGAGTATTGATACCGAGGATTCTCCTTAACGTGCTTTCGATACTTCTCGAATAGCTCATATAAATCCTCCGGTGTTTCAAAGTTGCGTGGTCTTCCCATATTATTTATTTATCCACAACTCCCCATGTACACCAATTTGCTTGATGACATCCGGATTGTTGTCATAGTGTTTATTAATCTTCAATTTCTGAATTATCTCAATCTTGCTCTTATTGCTCCCCGTTGCATATACTCTCGATGCCGGTATCCCAAGATCCTTTGCGGTTTGAAGCATTGGCCCTTTGTCATTCCTTGCCGAAATGATATATACTTCCGCTCCCTTTGCTATCCATCTTCTCGCAATCTCTTTTGCTTGAGTGAGTGTTTCATCGTAATCGAATGAGATGCGTTTTGGATCCGCAAATGACTTCCGATATTTCTCAATGACACTCATCTTTGACTCCTCCCATTTAGATTCGCACACCGCATATCGTTGAGCTTCATCCGGAAAACTACTTTGACTCTCCGGATCCTTCATGCACCTTTGTAGGTACTCGTTTTTTTGTTCGTCTTGCTTTGGGTTTGGCATCTTGTATTGTTTTTTCCTCCTCTTGATCAATGCCATCGTATTGAATGCATTTCTCCGGTGCGGATGTTGTTTCGTTTTCCTCTTCAAAGATATATCCGAGTCCAATGGACACATAATATTGATACCTCTTTATATCTATATTGTCAATAACAACGGTTATGTTCCCGAGTGATGTCTTTTTGATAATTGTTTTTCCGATGTATTCAGTTTTGATCTTGATTTTCATGGTGTATTCGTTTTAAATTACGTTTAATTTCAGCGATTAAATAGTGAGCGGATGTATTTGTGATATTGAAATACTTAGCCATTGATCGTGCGGTGTTGTATCCCTTGACAATGTATGCATCCAATACGGTGATCTTGACATTGTCGGTGAGAGAATCTCGGTATATATCCACGCATGACTTCCATTGATGATATTTTTGCTCAATTTCAATCTTTCGATTGATATCATGATTATCCTCCGGACCATCCGGTATTGTCAACTCACTTGAGATCAACCTCTCTTGCTTATTAGTATCGAGGTTTTGCCAAAGTATTTGCTTTTTAATTGAATTGAGGAGATAGCTCTTGACCTTATTCTCATCGATTGTATTCTCTTCAATTGTTAAGCAATGGAGATATGCATTGTTGATCACCAAGTCGATTGACAATCTCGGATTGTATTTCGCACAAAAGTACCTGGTGTATCGAAACACCTCCTCATAATGAGTTGATATGTACCGATCAAGAATTCGCTTCATACCAATTTATGAAATCTTTGTACCATATCCTCCTCCTAATTGATGAGCAAAAGCATTCCCGGTCAATTGTACCGGTTACTCTTTCTTTTATTTTCTTGAGAGGAATCAATATCTTTTTTGTGCATATATCATCACCAACCATTTGAATGATTGACTCGATGTATTGAGCATCCTCTTTTGTTATTCCTCGATCCATTGACTTAATATATAGGCAACCATTGATACAATCGCTGCCGTTACTATATTGCCGGAAATAAGCAAAGTGGTCCAAAATGAGGTACATTTCCAACATCCGAATGATGCATGAATGTATTCAAGGAATTTTGATTGAGGCAATACATTGATGAATATGTAATCAACTACCCAATGCAATGGCTCAAATTTAGCAATCAACCAACCGATTGCGAGTCCGCTTAGATATATCATATCTCTTGTTTTAGTTTCTCAATATAAAGTGTGGCATCCATCAATTCCTCCTGGAGATGATTCAACCATTCCATCAAAGGTAAGGAATTATTTTCCAATGTGGTGCCATATTTTTTGATACCTACCTCGGACCGGTCAAAATACTTCATTGCCACCTTGGTCACGATGATATCCTCGGGTGTTTTCTTTTCCATATTAATTCATTTGACATTGTACATCCATAAAAACCGCACGATCAACCTCCTCGATATACACCTCATCATCTTCCATGGTCAATACGATGGCATAGTTGACTCGCATTCCTTCAAAGACATCTTGAAATCGAGTGATGATCATGTGCGGATTCTCGTTTTTTGTGCCAACATAGGCAATGAAATACCTATTTCGCATAATACTTAAAAAATTTGATGTAGAATTCCTCATTCACCGATGATCCCTTGAGGAATCTCCACAATTGAAGGTATGTGATTCCCATATCTTCCGCAATATGGGATAGTTTGTATCTCTTGGATACTCGTGACCTCACCTCTTTCTCGATGAAGTCACGAATTGTATCCGAATCAGAAAGGTGAATCGTCAAAGCTCTCATCGACCATTGGTGTTGATTTCACATCCCATACATCCAAAGTATTGTAATACCTCCCATTGTACTCACGACCTCTCAAATTGAATTTGACGGTGATGTCAATCCCTGGTTTATAATTATCCAAGAATGCACATCGCACTTGAGACAATTGAAATGCCACATCTTGAGGATACTCTCCATTGGGGATTGTTAAAACGAATTCTCTCACCGAGAATTTATCACTTACTTGTTTTGTTGGCTCAATCACTTTGATTTTGCCGGTTACTGATAATTCCATTGTATTTGATTTAAAATGTTCCTTTGAATATTTGCGATGTGATCGCCGTACCTACCAAAAATATCATTGCCATGATGAGAATCAATGTGATGATTGCGAGGATTTTGTTTTTCATCTTATCTTGATTAATCCCCACAAAATTGATATCGATCTCCTTTGTTGATTTCGATGCTCAATTGATGGCTTGGTTTTCACTTTGTTTGTTTTCTTATTGCCAATGTACATCCATGACCTTCCACATTCAAATGACCAATCCGGATGATTTGAAAGTGTTGATTTCAATGATCCGTTGTTATTTGCCGGATGATTTTGCAATCCAATGATTTGAGATATTTCCCTCGTGGAATATATCCGGCTCTTGAATTTGCGTTCATTTAATTTGTCATTGATTAATTCTTGATTTGTTTTCATTTTACTTTTCATTTAGTAGTGAATAATACTCGTTATATATTTCGGTTGACTTTTTCAATCTCTCGATGATTTGATTCTCAACCTCCTCATCTCTTTCAAAATACAATGCGGTGATTCTCTTCTCCGGATCAATATGGTCAACTCGATGGATTGAAAGATTCTCCCATTCATTGAGGAGCTCATTCGATGTTGTTACCATGCAATGGATCACCTCGCTCGATGGTTTATCATACAACATCATATATGCTCTCATTTGCCACTCATAATGAGAATTGTATGCATCCTCAATAAATGCCGGGAATGTATCCAATGACCATGATGTTTTGACATCGATGATTGAATTCTCGGTGATGATATCGCATTCACCGGTCAACCATTCATTTTCAACTCGAATCTCATTCTTGATGTAGTTGGTGAATCTCACCGAGTTGAGTAGGTCAATCGAATCTTGCTCTTGCTCTTTCCCTTTGATTATTTGCTTTGTGTTGAGCTCGGTTTTGTATCCGTAGAAATTCTCCTTTGCTACCTTTTTGATATATGATATTGCGGTTGCACCGATATCATTCTTTCCCCGACCATTGGTCATGAGGTTACCGATTTGAGATGGATGCCACTTCATACTTCCAATGCTTTGATTTGTAACTCGGTTAATGTCCATTTCTCAATCAATTGCTCTTTGGTATACTTACCGGCTTGAATTGATGCGATTGCTTGCTCAAATCTTTTATTATCCAATCCCGGCTTGCTTGGTGTCGATGCCGATGCCGTATTGCCATCATCATCCACCGCTTGGAGTGACAAAAGTGATTGCAATGTGCCTCTTCGGAAATATGTAACCGCACTCAATACCTTTTGCGGATCCGTAATCATTGGCAATGTCATGAATGATTCAACCATCTCTCCCGAATCGATGTCAATGATGCGAGTCACTACATCGGTACCGATCACCGGTTGCAATAAAATTAAACCATTCTCTAAAAGAATTGGCTCAACCGCACTCAATAGAGCATTGATATCGGCATATGAGTTCTTGAAATGTGGATTCGTTGCGTTTTTCGCTACCTTTCCGATTTGCTGCTTAGCAAGGTGCAACTTTTGATACAATGTTGCGATTGTTTTTGTGTTCTTTTCCATTTTTGTGTGTGTTAAATTTCGTTAAAGATAATAAACTATTTTAGATTAGCAATGAAATCATCATAAAATTCAATGAAATCATCAAAAGTCCTTGAGATAATGTACACCCCACCGGCATCCTCAATCATTTTTTGATATGTCTTTTGAGCTTCGGATTGTCGATCCTTCCCATACTTGACCTCAATCTTAACCGAGCGACCTCGAATTGTTGCCGATATATCCGCACTCCCTGGTGTACCGGTTCCTTTGGTCCACGTTCCTCCCATCTCCACTCCATCGGTACGGTATTTCTTGCGATATACTCCCATTGTGTTGATTCTTTCCGCTTGACATCCACTCATTTGCAAGAATCCAATGATTGACTTGGTGAGTGCGTTCGCTGAATTATCTTGCCAATTGGTGAGGAATGAATCCACATATGGCAACTTTGGATATTTTGCCCTGGTGAGAGCTCTTTCGAGGTCCTTGAGGCGTTCTTTGTTTGCTTTGGTCATTGTTCTTTATTAAATGTTTTTAAATATATTTCTTCAAATCCATATTGACAACCAGAATACAAATGACCTTTATCAAAAAAGAATTTGATTTGTTGCTTTTCCATCTCTTTGGCTTTTGGTATTAATTCCTTTATCCATATATCAAGTTCTGAATTCGGTTCAAACCAAACTTGTTTTTGAAATTCAGTTAAAAACCATTCGATTGCGGTTTCTTTCATATCTTTTTTTCTTTTGTTATATACCACCACATTGGCTCAATTACTTTACCGATATAGTCATCATCTTTTTCATCTACTCCGGACCAAACTACTCGTGTGACCTGGTATGTTTTTACACCGCCAAAAGTATTCAATTGAGTTACCTTTCCTTCAAAGTAGCAATCACCATCTTCGACATCTTGTATTGTATCTCCAATTTGTATCATATCTTTTTTGCTTTTTCGTTTAACTCATCCCATACATCATCCGAGTCTTTCACCGGAGGAGCTCCGGGAATGCTCAACTCAAAGTATCTCCCATTGTGATTCCTTCCCTTGGTCATGGTGTATCCTTTATAATTTGCGTATTCGGATACCCACTTGAGGAATCTTCTCGATTCAAGATCCTTCCATCCATTGAATTCGGATGTGAATTGTTGCATCACTCCACTATTGTAATGGTATACATTGAGTGCAAGGTTGCCCTCTTCGGTCCAATCATAAAAGTCTTTCGATGTGGATTGAATAAATCGCTTCGCATCCGCATTGATTGAGATTGATTTTGTCAATCCATTTGCAAGGAATAATTGAAGATTCTTGATCATGTAGTTGTCGAATCGAATCCAATCATCATCATTCCATGAATCAAATAACAATCGGCCGTACTCATCGAGCGGTGATCTCCTCGAATGGAAGTATTGAAAGAATTCAAGCTCATGCCTCCTCCGATCATGTGAGCTCCCGGCACCGCTTATCACATAATTGGTTGTGATTACAATCTTCGGTGATCGGTCAAATGGGATGAATATCTCATCCTTATTTTTTCGGTTGACCGTTATTCCTTCCGAGATGATTGAGAACAATTGTTCAAAATCAAAGTTGCGTTTGACATCATCAAATGCCAGGATTTGAGAATCGAGATTCACGCGTTGATATACGAAATCACTTTTCCCAGGATTGAATGCTTTTCCATCAATCTTGACTACTCTCCGGAAATATCCAAGAGCTGCCAACATCAATGACTTTCCACTTCCTCCATTTGGATTGTCATCGATTTCCTGGTCATTGAATATGATTGCCTTTTGATCCGTTTTATCCTTGAATGAATGGATGAGGTATCCGAGTGTTGACTCAAGGGAAAGAATTCTCTCCTCATCATCCGCTGATACCTTTGATACGAAATCTTGAAAGTCATTGGTTGATTCCTTGATGAATGTGAAATCTCGTGGGATGATTTGATTTTCCCAAATGTATCCATCCACATCGATGTAACTCATGACCTTTACATCCTTGGATGATACTTTGACCACTCCATTCTTGAATGGGATATATGATGTATCTTTTGTGTCCTGGAGCATATGGATATCAATCGAGTCAATCATGTTGAGGTGATTCTCATTGAAGAGATACGGTGATCGTGAACAGTAATTCCACACCGCAACCTCATTTTTGTCGAGGAGATAGTTGAGAACATAGTCTTTGATTTGTTCCGTTGAGCTCAATCGGACCTTGTTTTCTTTCACTCGGACAAAAGTAGGCCTTTCCGCATTTTCCGGATAGTATTTGTTGAATCCACTTTTCACCAAGAATTCGGAGTATTTTATTGGCTCGATTTGAATTCCTTTTTTCGAGTCAACCATCCAAAAAACATCATCACCGGATGCAATCTCCTCTTTGATATCATCAATGATGTCATCAGCAACTCCCAATTGTTTCTTGATATCATCCTTTGCGATACCGCTCTTGAGTTTTTGCTTTACTTTATGAAATGTATCCTTATCTTCAAAGTATTTAGTGGAGAAATTTGCTTTTTTATATGCCGAATTGATGGATGTCAACATCTCACCATGTTCGAATCCGCTCCCTTGACAATACTTGGTCCAAATATATTGCTCGGTTGTTCCTTTGTCGATGCCATATTCACACATCACACACGCCAATTTGAACACAAAATGATTTCGGCTCCCCTCCTCGAATTGACATCCATGGTCAAAGCGTTCAATCAATGAGATTATTTTATCCTCATCATTCAATACGCAAATGGGAGTACGTTCCGTATATTGATATCCCTCATCGGTTTCAATTCCTTCCCATTCCTGGCAAAACTCATTGAAATATATCTTTGGATCATACGATTCAAAACAAACTCGAGATACATTTGAATTCTTTACATCAAAATAATCGGATTGGAAGTATTTCCCAAATGCGGTGAATCTCCTTTTGTGCTCGAGCTTATCCGATTTCGGTATTCTTATCACCGCCTTGAGTCCATTTCCTCCAGGAGATGTGAATACCATCATCACATGAGGATCATCAATCAATCGAGCTCTCTCCTCTTCCATTTTCTTTCTCGATGGATATTGATCAAAGTCCAATACGCACAATCCGGAGTGCTCAATGAGTGAATTGTCATTGCGTTCCGAAAAGATACCATTGAACATAATTGCATTGAGTGATGCTTTCAACCGGTCATGCTCCGGATCACTCTTATCAAGGGAACGAATTTTGTTAATTTTGTTAATCAATTCAAGACTTCCAACTTTTATGCGTTGGTAAATTTCATGAATTGTGAGCTCATATGGCGTGTCCTTTGAGCTGAAAAGATTCTTAAATACTGATACTTTCATTGTGTTTGTGTGTTTATTTGTGACAAATATATGAAAAAAATGTCAATTCGTGACGATGTTGAAATGTTATCGTCACGCCTATATCCTAATGTGGTATTGACTTTGAGCAAAAGCGTGACGATGTGACGATAAAAAAACGCGATGCCCATTTGAAAAAAATGACTCTTTCTATATAGTAGGTATATAAGAGCATTGTCACATCGTCACGCCTCATCAACATTGAGCTCTTCATATTCCCCTCTCAACACTCTCCTTTTGATTGATTTGATTTGGTTGTATGATGTGCATCGGAGGATATCATTTCGCAATGACCGTTGATATTTTGACTCCGGAGGTGATTCGAGCTCATCAACGCATTCCTTGATGATGGTGAGATAATATTTGTCCTTTGCATCAATTGAATTGTGATGTTGTCGAATGTTGTGAATTGCGGTTGCATGATCTCGATTGAACATCTCCCCAATTTTATGAAATGGGATGCCAAATGATCTAAGCATTGACATTAAGTATCTCCTTTTCATTGTCAATATTTGTGATCGATTTGGTGTATCAAGTCCATCTCGAATGATGATTGATTCAATTGCTTTTATTTTATCCTCTTTGTTCATTTTATTGCCTCCTCAAATTCCTCTTTTGTTACTGATTTCACATCAAATTGATCTTTATTTAAGGTCATATTTACACTAAAATAATCACCATTTTTTTGAAGCAATTTGCAATACTCATATGCCAACTCATACAAATCAACCTGGCAATCAATCAATATATATTTTCTATCTTTCATTTTCCGCTTGTTTTAACCATTGTCTGAATGCCATTTGAATATCCATTTGTTGATTCCATATATCTTCACCGGCATCACCGATGAGTCGTTGATCACTCCTCCGAATTTCATCGAGTAACATATTCGCCTTTTGTTTGATTGACCTGGTGAAAATCTTCTCATCATTCATGTCCTCGATGAAATCACCAATGACCGGAAGGATTCCCACAATTGCGAGTAATTTGGTTGATGGTTTCATTTTATAAAGTATTTTTTATTAATATCCTTTTCCACCTGGTGCCCGAGTTTATCATACATCTTAAGATATCGATATACTGATCTCTCACTTATTTGAAGATATCTTGCCATCGTGTGGATGTATCGAGGTTTTTCTTTCAAAAATTCAATGAGCTTAATCACTCTCATGATTCGATGCTGATTCATATCTCCTCAACTTTAAATTTTCCCATGTCATAACCTCCTTTGATTAGGAGCTCCGATTTCATCCAATAAGCAAGTGACTTGGAATGGAAATACCATTCTTGCACCGTTCTTTTTCCGATTGTGTATGTTAATTTGTAGTTCATATCCATTTTTTATAGTTAATAATAATCAAAATAAACATCCATATGTACATAGGCAGCACGATGTAAACATGGACAAACTCAACAAATTTCCTTTCATTCTTTTTCATTTCGTTAATCTTTTTTTGATGTATTTTGCCATTGAACGTACTTCAATAGTCATGTCATTTACCCCTTTTTCATATGCACCTTGAATATCGCAATCACAATTTTTCATTTGCATCACTCTTTCAATAAATAGTTGTTGAGTTGGTGACAATGATTCAATCATATCATACAAGACAAATCGATGAAGCATCTCAATTGGTTTCATTTTTTGCCTATATCCTTTCTCAATCATATCCGCAACCTCTTGTTGATGGTTGATTGCCTTCTCGAATTTCACATCTATTTTCATAACTTTTTTATTTCATTACTAACATCAATACAAAATGCAAGTTCTTTCACATTTTTTGCTGGTGATTCATATAGTATTTCAAGCATTTCACCAACTGCAATCAAAGCACATTTTTTTGCGTGATATTCGCTATCATAAGCAACTTCTTTTATTTTATCCCATTCAACCGTATGCTCCATAAACCGGTCAACTAATTCAAATGCTTTTTCTTTTGGTGTCATAACTTTTGATTCATTTTGATTTCACATATTCGGAGATACAACTCAAGGTTGAAGCTGCCTCCCTTATCTTCATTTGATGATTTCGTTGTCCAAAACTTGATCATCCGTTGTAAATTAAATGCCATATAAACTCCATTCATCAAAGTCAAAAAAATCACCATCTCCCCATGTGAATTCACTCAAGAATTCATGCTCATCCATACAATGCTCAACCATTGAAAGCATCCAATCTTTATATGATGGCTCAAATTCCATTGGATAATATTCATCCTCTCCTATCTTGGACCATTTGCCTTCCTTGATTTCGATGTCAATTGCCCATTTGCCATCTTCATGATCAAACACCGTTTTATCATATTCGATTTCAACAAAGAATTCAATCTCACCAATGTAATAATTGGCCGAAAAATGATTGAATGTCACGTTTGAAAAATCTAATTCAATTCTTTGTACCTCCTTTTTCCAATTCATCTTGCTTGTTTTTTAGTGAATAACTCTCCATATGCATTCAATACCTCCGATTGAACGTGCTTAGATTCGATTTGCGGAGCTTTTTCGTTTTCCGCATAGTTTGGTTGCGTTACGGTAAAATAACCGATTACGGTAAAAAATAAGGACAATGCAAAGATTGTTCCGATGATGTCCTTTTGCGTGTCGTTTAGTGTTTTCATTTTAATTCAAGTTTATCCATTAAAAAAGAGATGGTTGCCCATCGTGTTGTTGCTGATTCGGTTGCTTTGTCGTTAACTCCAAATGCCTCAAGCATATCTTGGAGCTCCTCCCACAATTGTTTTTCCTCTTGTTTGATTACATCAATCATTTGTTGTTTTGTCATGTGTGTTGTTTTAAGTGTTATACCGGACAAAGATACAAAAGGTTTCATTTATGCAAAACTTTTTTAACTTTTTTTTCACTTTTGAACAAAATATTTTGTGAATCCTATACCCGATAAGGTATTCATGTAAGGAAATAAAGGTTATTTATACCCGAATGGGTACAAAAAAAAGGGATACCATTGCTGATACCCCCCTAAACACACGCTAATGATTGAAAAGTCCTCTAAATTACAAAGGAAATTTGATACTATCGATATTTTTTTGCATTTTTCTTATCCCATTATTGGAAAAAATACGACATTCAATGTTTAATATCCTTCCTCCGGTTGGTTTGATTGGTGCTCCTCGCTCAATATGCCATCCTTTTGATCCATCACCGTACTCCTCTTTATATGTACCGGTGAGCATGAGGTGGATGTTTTTGTGATAATGCATATAACCATGCTTCGGTGAGTGAATAACCGTATCCCTCACATCATTTCGGCACGCATTCTCATGGATGTGGCCCATTGTGAAGATATCAAAATCCTCATACATCTCCAATGCCCTTGTCAAATTCAATGCTCCCTTGGTTACAACTCCTCCTCCTCCGGATCCATGGAAGTATTTGATTTTGGATGTACTTATTGAATTGTGATCATATGATTGACGTATGATCAACCATCCACCATATCCCCCGGTCATCACATTGCTCCCGTTTTTGTAGTTAAGTAGATCAACAAATCTTTGGAGGATGTCGGTTTCCTGGTATTTGATGATTGCCGTTTCATGATTTCCGTATCCGATTACGGTGAGAATATGTGCATATGGTGAGAACCATTCAACCGCGGTTTCAACGATGGAATCAAGATACTTTGCATTGTTATGCTCCTGGCGGATGTCGGATTTGTTACCTCGCTTATCACCTTTTCCTTGCATCAAGCAAAAGAAATCACCATTGACCATAATCTTGATGTCATTCTCAAGGCAATAGTCGAAATCTCTTTTGAGTAGGTCCCAATCACATTTGGGATTGTCCCAATGGAGGTCACTCATCATGGCAATTTGAACATTCTTTCCGGTGAGTTGTAACTCGTGAATGTTTTTAGAGTGCTTTATTAGCATATTTGAATAGGTATTTGGTAACAAGTCCAAGAACGAATCCAATCACAAACAACCAAATGTTTGCTTTTGATTTTTTCTCGCTTTTATATTTAGCGACCTCCACCTTTTGAATTTGGCGGATGGTATCTCGCTTCAATTTATATTCGATTTTTTTCTCCCATTTGGTTTTGGGAATATAGTGATTTTTAAAAATTACAACGGTATCCTTCTCGGTGATATATTTCTCCCAAACAATTTCATTGTTCACAATCACCGGAAATGAATCAACCGAAGTGATCCGAATCGTATCGGATACCTCCTCACATTTGTATCCTTTTTTTATTGCCTTGTTGAGATGGTGCTCAAGGGAGCAACTTGTCGCAAATATAGTAGAAATTAGCGACAGAATAATTATCGAAACTCTCATCTATTATAGGTTTTCGAGCATTTCAATCACTCGGGGGCATGGGTACATATCGGATTTGTCCTTTCTCACCGAGTTGTGTGTGAAAATTCCATTGATTCCTTTAAATGCATCCTTATCAATATCCCAAATTGACTCATTGTATTCCTTTGATATATTATAAGTATCGCATAAATATACAACTAATTGGCGAAGTGATTCGATTTGAGCATCACTATATTTATACCAATACTTATATCCCTTAAATGGTTGGTCCAATGTAGTCACATATGATGGATTGACCACACCTCCGGCATAGTTATAAAATTTATCACCTTTTTTCTTGAGGTATCCCCAATTGCACACCTCGATTCCAACCGATAATTTGTTGAGATTGGAATACTTCGCACCATTACGAACAAAATCCTCTTGATCAATACCAAGATGCCATGCCCAATGCTTTGAAGAGAAACATTGCACTATGGTACCATTCTCACCAATGATGAATGCCGTTGCGATTCGAGAATCATTCCCATTCCAATACCTTGAAACACCTTCCGCATTGCCATTCCCGGCCGTATGGTGAAGATATATTTGTGATTTTGGTGATGATTCCTCAAAATATTGGTTGGATTTCAACCTCACTTGCTTAATCTCTTGGATATCCAATTTTTTCATGGTGATTATCTTAGTTCATCAATATCTTGCTTGGTGCGTGTAACAAATTTACGCAATGCAGCGAGTACATTTTTCCCGGTCACATCCTCATATGATTCGTTGATTGATTTCACCTCAACCATCACACAAAAGAATGCGAATACTTTGGTCATTATGAGCTCAACGGAAATGAAATTCGATATGATATCACCGGCAATATACTTTTCAATTAAGTATATGAACATGATTGCACCTCCATAAAGGAGTGATTTGCTTATTGTGTTGGACAATCTTCTCGATTTGAATGCTTTCCAACCTCCTTTTTTTACACTTCTCCAAATACCAAAGCAAGTATCAATTGCGATGGCTAACATTGCGATATATATCATCGGCATAACCGGTGAAATAACCGCCCAAAATGATGCGAATAATATCATAACATTTTGCCTCATAAAACAAGGATTGAGTTGTTGTATCCATTATCCTTCGGATATCCGCATCTCCACTCTCCACTCATGTAACAATCCCCCACACAACTCAAGCATTCGATTTGAGGTCTTAAATCGGTATCCCTATTTGCTTGACTGATAAATATCGGATACAATTCTTTGTTTTTTACCAGGTACTTGATCAACCTCATCTCAAAGAAAGATGCCTTTTGTGCATAGTGCTCCATGCCGAATGCAACTTCCGATCGTGTAACCGGTTGAGAATAATCTCCACTTTGTTGTTGCAATCCTTTATTTTTCAATTGGTAAGTCAAACCGAATACCGCATCCTCAGCTGATCTCCATGCAATCACCGGTTGAATGAATGCAACCAACAACTCCTCCTCCGGTGTTAATGTTTGGTCATTGTACGCCTCAAGCAAATGATTGTAAAATACGGTACCAAGAATTGGCATCACTCTCAATTGTGATTGAGTAGCTACATATGGAAATACATCAGTCACATCCACATTGGCGGTGATCGGTGTATTGGTTTTTAGGTATGTTTCGGTGATAAAATACAACATTATGCTTGAGGTATTGATGGTTGTTGACTTGGAATAATATCTCCCCCTTCAATTGGAGGTAGTGATGCAAGAGCTCTCACCTCATTTTGAGTCATGGTATCCAATACCTTGGTTGCAACCAATGGACTCATGGCATTCAAAGCATCTTGAGTTTTGGATGCATCTCCCTCCACCTCAACAATTGTTTCGTTGATGATTTGGAAATTGTTCACCTTGAATTCGGCAATGCTTAATTTTGCGATGTGAAGTATCTCATTGAATATATCTTGCACTTGCTCTCTCAATGGCATCACAACATTCTTTTCAAATATCACATATGCTTGTTTGATATCAGATCCACTTCCAAGTGATCCGGTAGTGCGTACCCCCATGAGGATTGGATCAATCGTGTGGGCAAAACAAATTTGCTCGGTATTCAATCCGGATGCCTCTTGAAAAAGTTTGTCATTCGAATTGGTTGGAAGAGATTCGATTTTCGGCAATTGATCTTGAGAGTTAGCAAAAAATGCAACCGCTTTCCCGGCATTGGCAGCTCCTTTCATCTTGTCGATTGTGGATCTCAAAACGTTTTTTTCCTCCTCACTTTGTGGCCTTTTTGGGAACATCATTGCGAATGAAGGGAATACCGAGTTTTGAATATTTGATTTTGCAAAATATGAAAGCTCGCCACTCAAAAATGCAAAATTTAATGCACTCGAATATTTCGGAAGAGGATACCAATCCTGGCCCAAACACTCAACCTCATATACAAATAATTGGCATTTATCGGTGCAAGTTGGATGGTATTTTTTTATCTCATATACATCAATCCTTGATGACCAATCATCACAAATGAAGTAATCATTGTGATTGCGACCTCTTCTCACTTTGTCCGGTGAAACATTTTCCGCCCGAGTCATTTTCATTTTATCATCAAAATACAATTTAAAGTACACTCGATTGTGGACAATCAATTGCTCGGTTGTGATTCGGACCGTTTTCTTGAGCTTAATTTTTTTCTCGAATGTATACAAATCGAGTAGGTCTTTTGGTGTTGTATTTTCGGTTTTGAGTTCAAACCCTCCACCGATCACCGCATTTGTTTTATAATCCACAATGGAACCATGCAAAGGTGATGAGTATACCAATTGATTTAGAAGAGAAGGAAAAAGATTTCCCTCACCGAATGGAATCCATCCGCTCGTTTGGTGCCTTCCGTTAACGTATGGGAGTGAAAGATTCCCACCAAGTACCTTGAGAAATGGAGTGGAAAAGGATTGATATCCCTCCACCACTTCGGTTGATTGCTCTTTTTGTGCCTTAAATATATTGTACCAAGCCATGTATTAATCGTATATTGATGAAGTCGATGCACCGCTCACAACCATTCTACCCTCCTCAATCACGATACCGGTTGTATCATCGATTTCAGTTGGTGGAGTTGTGCTCTCATACACCGAGTATGAGTATTGTCCTTTCATTAGTGTAACGTCAACCGGCTCATCCAAATAAAAAAGGTTGAATCTTTCCGGATATGGTGACTCATCGGTTGTTGTGAATAAAATTGGATCGGATGTTGGATTCATTTCGTTTTGAAATACGAATAAATAGTAAGGTGATGACAATGAACTCACTTCATTTAATGTCAACACGATTGAATTTACCTCCCCTTTGTTAATATATATCATTACTTATATTGCATTTGCATCTTTAAATGTTCACAAATAAAAAAAGCCACCCGGATGGGATGGCTCTCTTATAAGGATTTTATATATTATAATGCCGGAACAACCGCGGATACCGCTGCCTCTTCGATTTCATAACATAAATAATCATTTTCACTCATTAAGGAAATGGAATATTTCGAACCATCAGCACGAGTTGTTCCGGATCCTTCGGTTACCGTATTCAATTGTAAATATGGGAAATACCAATATTTTCCATTCATGTCTTTTACAATTGCATTCAAGTATTGTTGACCAGCTCCCAAGATTTTGATTGCTTGAGATTTGTCTTGATCTCTTCGGTGGAATAGCAAGGTGATTGTCGCGGTCACATAGGATGATCCATTTACTAAATCAATTGCTGCCTCTTCGGTGTAACTTCCGGTATTTCTACGGATCTCAAATGGAGTGTAGTCCGGTGCTAATGCTGCCAAAGTGATTGCATCAATTGTCCATGTATTTGTTGCATCCAAAGTGAATGATGCGATATTATCTTGCTGATTAATCCACACTTTTTCAATCCCGCCACTATTGTTGTCGCAAGATTTGACGATTGTTTCTAATGCTTCGCACATTTTTGTTGAATTTTATCAGTTAAAAAATAGAGGGGAGTTTTTCATCCCCTCAAGAATATTAAATCTATTAATCGAAACAAACGTTATATGCAACAATTTGCTCTGGATTAACAAGGTAGAAACCGATTTTCATGTTTGCACGAGTACGGATTAATGGCTCAGCAACTGTATCGGATAAGTTAACCGCTTTCAATGCTTTGTCATCACCTTCAGCATCGAATGCATAAATTAACGAATCCTTAAGTGCCAACACCATTGTGTTATTTGACATACCTTCACAAACAACAACTTGAATTCCTAAGAATGTCAACGCCAATGGAGTTGTCACATAGGTCATTGTGTTACCTTGAGCAGCCGCAAGCTCGTATGCATTTGCTACATTAGTAGAAACATATAAACGAAGATCAGCTTTTTTGCGTACAATTGCAGCTGGAGCAGCGTTCACCATTGTTGAAAGGCGATCGATTACATTTGATGTTGTGATTGCACCATTGTATTGTCCGATGATACCTGGAGTGCTACAAAGTTTTTTCTCGTAACCATCACACAAAGCTAAAGTTTCGTTTAATGATTCCGTATCACCTTGCCATCTGATCAACTCGATATCTTGAGCAATTACTTTCGCCATTTCTCCCCAGTAGAAGTCCATGAATGAAGCAACTGAGAAATCACCGTTTGATCCTTTTGTCATTTGTAATGATACGAATGACTGCTCCAAATCAAATTGACAGATCTGGGCGAGGGCCGATACGGCACATACATCGATTTCAACCGCTGATAATTCATCCGTATCAGCTGAGAATGAGCAACTTGATGCTTTCAAAATGTTACCAAACACTGTGGTAGCAAGTTTCGTTTTTGATTTCACTCCCGGTACAGTACGGAAATTGTTCGTGATATCCTCTGAAGAGATGTATGCACGAGAATAGAATGCTTCCGGATTCGCAGCCAATAACGCTGATGGATCCACATCCAAGTCGAATTTTAATTTTCTTGACATTTTTGTTTTTTTTATTGATTACTAAATTGTTTGAATTTTGCAAATTTTTCACTCAAAGAAAGTGCGGTCATTTGCGTTTGACCTTCCTCAGTTTTTTGCTCCTCAGCAAACATCTCCTCCATTTGATTGCGAAGATCAGCGATCATCGAAATGATTGCTTTCTCTCTTTCCTCAATAATTGGAAGGACAATTGCTGCAATTGCTTCAGCATCCATTGTTGGATCAATAGCCATTTCCTCCTCGGTAGTGGTTGACTCTTCAGTTGTGGTATCTTCCTCAACCGTTGTATCTTCCATCTTTACCTCATCGGTTGACATCTCTTCCTCAACAACTTCCTCTTTGGGCTCTTTTTCCACCTCTTTAATCTCAACAACTTCTCCGTCTTTTACAACATAGATTTTGTCCTCGATTAGGTGCTCTCCATCGGGTAACTTCATTTTATATTTGTTTAATTGTTCCGATAATTTCAATCCAAGGAATCCCTCGATTGAGAATCCAACTTGATCATTGGCAACCAATTCGGCATAATATTCCGGATCGGTTACTTGAGCGGTCACCATCAACGTACCTTTTGGTACCTCAATGCCAAATGTCGAATATGATTTATCAAGTGTTGGTTGGTCCACGATCCAAGTCTCAAGGATATATGCCGGTACCGTTTTAGATGTATCATGCTCAAGGTTGAAAAGGTCACGATTGCGAAGATCACTCATGAATTTCTCATGAATCTTTGCGATGGTTTGCTCATCAAATTGAACATAGTATTCACCTTGCTCATCATCCTTGCGATATATATCCATAGGAATCATTGCCGGTGCGGTGATGCGATACTTAACATCATCAGCGAATATCATTCTTTGAGCTTGATTGAATGCAAGGCCACGAATCTTAATGGCCGGCTTTGATGTGAATGCAATTTGTTCAATTCCTAAATCCTCACCATCCGAATACTCCGGATCAATAGTAATTTTGTAAATTGGCATATCTTTATTCATACACTATATTGCATTATTTGTATATTTGTTCAAAAAAAAGATATGATCACTATTTTTGAAAAGGAAATTCCCAACAAAATGGAGGAATTGACCATCGAACAATTCGAGAAAATCAGTCAAATTCTAAACGATAAGGAGCTTGACAACATCGAGAAGTATATGAACGTATTCAAATTCCTTGGAATCGAGGAGAAGATGTGGGATGATTATCCATTCTCACAATTCATTGAGTTGGTGAAAGAATTCAATTTGAATTCATACACTCCGGGAGAGGCACAACTTGAGATTGAATTAGATGGATATCAATACAAGGCCGAATTGAGATTATCGGTAAAAGAAACAAAGCTCATTGAGAAGATCATCAACCATAAGCCATATAATTACATTAGTGATATCCTTGCGGTGATGTTCAAACGTGTTGACCTTTCAAACGTTGAGCACTTTGATGATGCACATTTAAAGCACAAAGCAAAACTTTTCCGCACTCAAAAGGCGGAATTTTGTGTACCATTTATTGTATTCGTAACCGAGAAAATATCAGAGTATGCAAAAGCCAACTCTCCCGAAGGGATGGAATCAAGTATCTCTTGAGCAATTCATTGAATTAAGGAAATTAAAAGGTGAGGATGGAGCATTCAATCATAAGATTGATATCATGTGCATCCTCACCGATACATATGCGGATGATTGGGATGATGTTGAAATACTTGAATTGAATGAATGGCTCAAGGATTTGAAATGGTTGTACACCGAGCCATCAAAGAGAGCATCCCAAACAATTGCCAGGACCAAGATTGATGCATCAATGGAGGAGATGTATCTCAAGCCAATGAATGAGTTGACTCTTGGTGAGTTCATTGATCTTGAATACTATTTCACCAATGACTATATTGACAATCTTCCAAAGATATGTGCGATATTGTACCAAGTACCATCCACATTCATTGATGATCAACCAATTTTCAAGGGAGTAAATATGGCAAAGGCATCACAATTGGCACATCGATTCCTTGATCAACCAATCACATCGGTATATGGTGTGCTCACCGATTACATCAAGTTCCGGGATCAATTCATCAATAAACATCACAACTTAATGAATGAGGATATGGATGATGATCTCGAGGATATCGATGATCCGGAGGAAAGAAAAGAGGCGGAAAAGAAAAAGTCATCCAACAAATGGGGATGGGAGCAAATGATTTGGTCAATGTGCAATGGTGATATCACCAAGTATGATGATGTAATCAATATGAAATTGGTGTTGATATTTAACTTTCTCGCAATGAGAAAAGAGCTTGACATTTAGTAATCAAGTGCATAATTGAAATCCCCAAATAACGGTTGAAAGTCGTATATCACTTTTGGTTTTTTACGCAATAAATTTCCGAGCTCGAGGATTGGGAATTTTTGTGCGAGATCTTGCACATACATTCCATACATTTCCGCGATCAATCCATTTTGCTCAAGTGCATCATTGAATTTTCGAACCAAATGGAATGGTGCAATTGTACCGGTACCATTATTCAAGAATCCAAAATAATATGCAGCAAGAATCTCAATGCGAAGATTTCCCTCGGTAGTTACTTTGGCATTGATACGCACCGAATCATACAATGTACCGGTATCCACGAGTGCCTCATCCTTGATCACCTTTTTCAAGGTATTCGCTACCCTTCTACGGAGTGCGTACTTATAATTAAACTCACCGGTGTTTTTATATGCCATTACTTATATTGCAATTAATCTCCAATTTGTTTTGGAATTTGGCAATCGGTCCATGATGGCAATGTGAATGTAATGGTCATGAGCCATCCGGCAGCATAATCAAGCAAGTCATTGTTGAGCGGTACAAATGATGGAAATCCTTCCACATCGAAATCGGTATCAGTCAATGACAATGTGTAATTGAGATATAAGTCGGTGAGGATTTGATGGCAATCACTCAAGATGGTTGTGATATTTGCTCGGTCCTTTTGGATGATATCAAAGCAATATATTTCCAAGGTGAACATGGTAACATTTTCTTGAGGTATCGCATCCACCGGTACGATATACACGATTGGATACTTCTCATCCTTGGTTGCGAAATTGAACAATTGTTCCTTGAAATCGCATCCAACTTTTTTGACTTGCAAATGGTTGTTGTAAAATGCGATGATCTCATCGGTTAATGCTTGATATGATATCATAATTCTGAATTCTTAATTATCTTATTTACTTTGTTTTGTACCGATGTGATTTCCGTTTCGGATACAACCGCTTGCACGACCATTGGTCCACCTTGAGATTCCATTCCTTGAGATCCGGTCATGTTGTTTGCGTTGTTACCTCCACCATATAAATTGCCAGGGACAAATGATGGTACCGATGATTCACTTCCACCTCCTCCGGTTGATGCGGTTGGTATTGTTCCACCTCCTCCGGCTGATGCTCCTCCACCGTTCATGAATTTACCAATGGATGATGCGACAATGGTCCCGATGGATGTCGCTGCCCTTAGTTTTGCCGCTGCAATCATTGGTACTTTAATCGATGCACCTCCATCCGGCATCAATGACCATGTTGGATTGGCAGCATATGATGCGATTTCTTTTTGCGTATTGATTACAACCTCACCAATTGCGAGTGCCTTATCAACCATGAACAATGCATTTGCCACTTTTTTATTCTCACCGGCCAATTGACCAATCATCTCAAGTCCACCTTTCAATGCACCATATTTTGCAGCGGCAAGATCTTGTTGAGCTTTTATGATCAAATCATTGTACTCTTTTTCTTTCTCAAGTGCTTTGTCTTTATCCTCTTTGTCGATTAAATTCAAATCACTTTGAAGTTTCAAGATCAATGCCTTTTGAAGTTCCGCATTGTTTTCGGCCGTTAACATTTCGGCATCGAATTGTTGTTGCAATTGAAGTTTTTTGTATTCGTTTTGACTCAATGTGAGCTCTTGCAATTTCATCCATTGTTGATCCTGGAGTGCGAATTTCTTATCATTCTCCTCTTTTACTTTTGCTGCCTCCGCTTTTGCTTTTTCCTCTTCCGCATCTTTTGCTGCCTTGTTGATATTGTCAATCTCAAGTTGTTCCGCCTTTTTTAAGGCAACGGTATCTTGCTTATATTTTTCCGCCTCTTTGATTAATGTAGCATATTTCTCTTTGACATCATCAACCTCTTTTTGTTGTTGTGTTTTGGTTGAATCGGTGAGCAACTTATTCGCGGTTGCAATTTCTTTTTGGATGTCCTCGGTTGCTTTCTTGATGGCATCTCTTTTTTCTTTCCATCTTGCCGCTGCCTCTCTTGCTGCATCCGCCGCCGCTTGAGCATCCGCCTTTGCTTCATCTTCCGCTGCCTTTTTGGCTGCCTCTCTTTGTTTACGATACTCCTCTCTCTTCGATGCGGTTTCACGTTGCAAGATCAACATCCTTTCACGAGATCCTTGACGAATTGTGACATTTTCTTGACGAATCGAATCCCTTAATTTTTTTCTTTCCTCTTTGTTTGAATCATCCGCAATGGCATTCAATGCTTTGAGCTCCATCATTTGGCGATTCCTTCTCAACTTCGCCTCATTGGTGAGTGCTTTTGATTTTTGCAACTCAAGTTTTGTGGTATCCTTTCCATTGATCTTTGCCTTCTCGATTTCATAATCGTATGCAGCACCTTGATCTTCGGCTCTTTGTTTGGATGATGCAATGATTTCCTCATTCGCTGCCTTGATTCTTTCTGCATTCTCTTCCGCTGCAAATGAAGTCAATCCGAGTGTATCGGTCAACCATTTGAATGCATCGATTACGGCATTGATTGGAGCCATGACAAAATCCATGACCTTTCCAAGTACACCGATTTTGTTGAGGAAGATACCAATTGCCACCACGATTGCGGTGATTACGGCAACCAATAAGAACATTGGATTCATGAGGATTTGAATTCCTAACTTAACGAATGTACTCCCCAATGTCATCACCGTTTTACCAAGGCCCTTGATTGAGTTGGATATATCCGCCTTACCAAGTGATCCAACAACGGTGCTGAATGTTTTTGCTTTTTCCGATGCCTCCTCAAAATCCAAATTCATGATTGAATCCTTGATGCCACCAAGTGAGTTGGATACTTGTTCGAATTTAGATCCGGATGCGAATACATTCACCGCATCATTTGCATCTCGTATTTTGTCGGTGAGTACACCGGCTTGAGCTGATAAGGCAGCCATTTGAGCCGGATCGGTTGCGGATGCAATCTCCCCTTTTAAGGCACGCAATTCGGCCTTCATCTCATTGATGCCGGTTATTTTTAAAGGAACCTCAACTTCATTACTCATATACTCGTATTTCGATTGGTGAATTATTCAAAGCAATATCAACCAATTCCAATCCGTCAACCTGGTATGTTTTCACAACAATATTCCCATCGGTGTTGACGTATGCGGATGTGATGATGCTCTCATATACATTGCCAATTGTGACAAATGTGTTTGTGACATCGAATGGTGTGGATGGTGTACCAAGATACTCACCGATTGCGGTGCGTGTCCATGTGATTTCATCCATTGAATTCTCGAATATCAATGCGGTTGGATCATCCGTACTTGTTTGACTCAAGTTCGCAACATATTTATTGTATTGAATCAATATATCATTGACCGATTTTCCATTGATTTGAGGTGTGATGATTCCATCCTCATTCAATGTTTTATCATCACCAATGATCACACCTTTCACATTTTGTGCAATCATGTTTCGAGTACCATATACGGCCACATTTGCTCCGGATAAGATTACGTTATTCGTTTGCATTGCACTTGACATCACCGATTGCAATGCCGTTGTTGTTGTTGTGCTTGATGTTGGTTTCCCTGGCTTTGTTTTGAATGGTGCGAAATCAATCTCCGAATCAACCGAAATCAATTCAACCTTTGTGGGCACTTGATCATTGGCATTGTAATCAATGACCTTATTGATATTCCACCATGAATTGTCGATGCGTATCTTATCATTGAGTTTCAATGTTTGGATATCTCCCTCCTCCAAAAAGAAATATGCGGTGAGCATTTTGCCCACATTGATTTGGTTGACTGTTCTCCTCCAATATAGATTGTACAAATTGTTTGCGGTCAATGTTGGTACCTCATAAAAATAATAATCACAAGTGCCGAAATTCAAGTCAAACGTTGGAATCAATGGATTGTCAAAGTGACCAATTGCCGGATATGTTGTGATATTGAATGTACCGATGGTACCATGTGATACCAAATTCCAAGATCCGCATGATTGCTCTCCTCCATCATATAAGATACGGATGTTTGTTTTGGGAGCTTGACCATCAATCATTGGCACAATGGCATCAAATATCGTTTGTGTCATTGGTGTTGGTGAGAATATCAATTCCTTTGTATCGGTATCCTTCACATATTCATTGTCAAATGTGTATTCAACTTGACCATATATCTCATTGGTCATTTGAGTGTACACCTCATTGGGAGAATCGGTATCCTCTTTATATGTGAGCTTGAGTTTTTTGTTTGTGACATCCGGAAGGAATAAAAGATTTTGATCCTTATCCTTCATCAATTTGGATGTCCAATTCTTTTCCGCACCCGAATCATAAAATTCGTCACGATGCTTGAATATCAATTTGTTTGGTTGATTCTCATCCACCTCGATATACAAATTGTACATCTGAAATACTGACTTAACAAAATCCGATTGCTTGATCTTGAGAGGTACATATTCATTCATATTCAAGAATCCACTAATCACCGCGGTATTGCTATTTGGTGCGATCTCAATTCTAATATCCAAGATATCAATATTGATATCCACTTGATGGAATGCTCCGGATGAATCTCTCCAATAAGTAAAGAACAATGACCACGTTGAATTGATTCCCGTTCTCATTGTTAACAAATCACCGGTTGATACATAGCTACTCGGTGATAATGTTGTTGAATTAATATAGGTACCAAATGTATTCAATCCCGGAGATAAATCACTATTGATTGTAATTGGCGTGAGATTGGATTGGCCGGTATTTATGCCGTTGTTTCTCACTTGCAAAATCGGTGTGAACGTTACCGTATCCGGCACATACAATCCGGATGTTGAATCCAATACATATGGTTGCACCGGATTCGATGAGGTGTTGTTGAATGTTACCTCATATGTTATACTAACATTGAATTCATACGATTGAGATGCGAGTGGATCGGTATTGGTTGGTGCGGTATATACACCGGTAGTTGGATTGAATATGTTTTGATCATCAAGTGTTTCGGTCCAATTATCAAGCAAATTGGTGAATGCCACAAAACTTCCATTTGATGGTTGTGTTTGCGTAGTGGCAATTGTGTTCCTTGCTTTGACTTTATAATCATTCCAATCAATTACATTCTCATCACCATTGTATGGGATGAGGAGCTTATCAAATCTCGCATCGGTTAATCCGGCCCATTCATATGTGAATCCGGCATTCGAGAATATGCGGTCAAAATAAAGTTTGGCATATATAGCCGGCTTCATTTTTCTGATGTGATAATTGTTCGTATTTGTAGTTGAATAAGATAATAGATATTTATATCCATCCACAATTGTATTGTTGAATGTCGATACAATATCCCCGCT